CTCCATGCGTGCAGTCATTCCAAAATCTAAATTACTTTGTGTTGAAGTGCAAGGTTTTGATGTTTCAAAAACAGATCGTGCATTTCTGAACATCTTTGAAATTTGTTCACGCTTAGGGCGTTCAGCATTCTGAATAACATCAGCGACATATTCAGGAGCTGTTTCCACCTCTTGCATATTTGCGCGTGAAATCTGAGCGCGTCGTTTAAAAACCACAGTCTCGTCTTTGAATCGTTTATGCACATCCTTCAATTCGTTTCTCAACATAGCGACAACTTCCTCATATGAATAAATTCTGTCTCCGCTATGGAATTCATAAATGTACTCATTTGGTTGTGTTAAATCCAATTTTGAAACATCAATCATTCTTGTGCCTTTACTTAATTTTGAAAATTCTTCTTTCAAAACCATCTTAAAGGAAAAATCAATTCGACGATGATAAGCTTCTGGACATTGCAAATATGATAAATCCGGTGTTTGTTTATTGTCTGTTGCAATAATTAATGCTGATTTAAACAATGCTTGTGATTTCATCTCAATCTCAGCCACTGGTAACATATGATCGTGTTCATTATTCAAATGGATTATTGCCTGTGGAAATGGAGTTCCATGTTGTAAATGTTTTGCATCCACCTGATTTGCATCATCGCAAACATAGATTTTTGCTCGTGAAGAGACAAAATTCTGTTCATACTGTACTCCTACTGGTCGATAATAAACAAACTGATCATACGATTCAAGTGCTTCATTCATGTCTTCTTCAGTGTAACCTTCCAAATCCAGAATTGTCGAAATTGTATCAGCAGAGACCAATTTGATTATGCGTGACTTTCCGATACCTGCATCTCCCCAAATGTGGAAAACAACGGGTTTCTTACGTCTACCGCAACCTGCCACTGGAGATCTTTGTGCAATGGTATACATATTGTTTACATGACTCTTTAAAACCAAAAATTTTTGGTAATAGATAGATCGAGAGTCAATCGTTGATGAAAGATTTATTACATCCAAACGCAGTTTACAAATTTCTGTAAAGGCTTTTTCATCTGTTGTCAAACGAGAAATTCCATCTTTTGTGCTCAACTGCATAACTTGTTCTTCAATTTTCTTTAACGTATTTGGTATAAGATCATCTAAACTTTCTACTCCTTTTACATATGCACAAATGCGTTTGACCACTTCTTCAAGTAATCCTACGCCTCGTGATGCTAAAGGTAAATCTTTACAAGAATTTACAAGGACTTCAACTGTTGAAGCTTTGGGATTATTTCTGTATAAAATAGAAAGGACCAAAGTAATCAAAATAGATAATGTTGAACTGGTGTCAAAAGATTGTAATTTTGGGTGATCACCCCCAGAAACAAAACCTAGTTGTTTACAAACATGCAAAATCATACTTGCGAAAAGTGCTAAAGACATTGTTTTAATGCCTAGTATTCTTCGCAAATTATCACATGCATTCCATTTAACCATTAGATCTGGGTTCGAATAAATCAGATAAAAGCAATTCATGACTGATGCCCAATCAATTAATTTCTTCACGTCTTCTGAAAAGAAACCTTCGATAGCATCCAAAAACTCTTGAAAGTCTCCAAAACGCACATCAACTGGAATTTTCCATTGTAATTGTG